GCATCATCTCTTCTGCTAACTCTTTGTTTTCTAATAGTCCAGCCTTTTGCAGCATATCAATTCTTTTAGACTCAATATCCATAACAAGTTTAATGGCAGCAGTTTTTGCACTAAGATTATTGGTCATAGATGCTTCATCAATAACCTCATAGGTTCTTGCTACAAGTTTGCTGTAGTGAGTATCTGCAGCAGCAAGAGCCTCCTTAGCACGAGCACGAATTGCATCATTAGCAGATGCCATAACCTTCCACTCATTGATAAGTGTAACAACACGCTGACGTGGAATAGATAACTGCTTTGAAATTACTGTTGGGTCATTACCCTTTAGATACTCCTCAACAACAAGATTAACCTGATCTAAATGCTTTACAAGTTCTTCTTCTGTGCTCATTTTACAGCCCTGCCTTCTCTTTATAAACATTATACAGCATTTCAGACCAAGCGTAGTGTGTTGCTGTACCAAAATGTTTTTTGTCTCGTGCATAGAGTGCATTTTGATCACCTTGATTTTGTTTTAAATACTCAGACACATGGTACTCCATATCCGTATCTTTGAATATATGTAAATTTTTTAAATCTACATTATTAGAAAACTTTTCTTCTTTAGACCAATTTAAATAATACAAGTCGATATTGTTGGACTTGCAGTATGTTTCAAGTGCCAAAAGATACTGGTAGCAAACAATCAAAAAGGTTTTAGAAAGTATGAATCTTGGCTTTTTATCATTTTTATATTTAGTATCGTTATTTTGAAAAGAAAAATTTGCACAGAAAAAACTATCATTCTCATTATCGTATAAATATATCCTACCTATATCAGGAATATTTAAAAATATACAGTCTGGGTTACCAAAACTATTAATATATTTATATATTCCAGAAACAATTTCTAAGATACCCACACCAGGTTGAGATAGATTAAAATAACCAGAAAGTTTTTCATCTTTAGAAATTTTATTAAATAGTTTTTTTGACCAGATCTCTTCTTCTTCTAACCCAATTCCGTATGTTACGGAGCAGCCAGAAAACAAAATATGCTTTCCGTCGTGATGCTTTGTAAAATTTTCAGACCTATAACCCAAAGAGTTGACATTAAACCAAATATCATATTCTCGATCATATCCTTGTGTTGAATTTAATGCTGTGGGCAAACTATAACTTAATGGATTTATTAATGCATTATTAAAAACATCAAAGTTATTTACAAAAATACTTTCTGAATCAATTGAAGATGTCAGAGTTTTACGCATTTTTTAGCCTATTGATTTCATCTTGAATATAAAAGATAGCCTTTTCTAGATCTTGAATTGTTTTAGTCTCATCTTTTAATCCTGCTCTCCAGAGATACTTAAAGGCATTTCCAATGTTAAAATTTCTATGGCGTGTAATCTGAATACACTCAACTCCTGATGGGTCGGAAGTATAGTGTAATGGATGGTTTACTTGGTCAACTGTAATGTTTAGATTATTACTCATCGTCTAAATCCCAATCAAAAACGTTAGGCATGCTTTTCATAAAATACATAAATGCTGCTGCTGCAAGAGTTCCTAAAATAGTGACTGCAACAATGATCTTTTTAATATTCTTCATCTTTTTGATTTCCTTAGTCCAAATTTAGCAAGGTAAACATAAACAGTCTCCACTGTACATCCACACTCCCTTGCAATCTCTTCTGGAGTCTTCTTATCCATAAGATAGCGCTTACGCATAAAAGTCTCTGATGTATATAGTTTAGCAGCCATAGTTTTACTTGTCAACTCCTATTGCCTTGCCCCAGTTTTTTATAGCCCAATGCCCAATACCACAAGCATCTGCAACATCATTATCAGTAATAGTCTTATCATATTGAATATTAATAAAGTTAATGGTTCTTTGCTTGCGTAGTTCTCGCTCATAAGTTTTAAGCCAAGAGTCTGACTTACCAGGATTCTGTGATTTGATATATAGTTTTTCATCCTTAGAGATCTTTTTATTGCCAATAAAGTTTTGCCAAGTAATTGGTGCAACCTTGCCAATTGTTTTAATCCCAGACTGGCCTGCTGCCCCCAATAGGGCACCTTGAACTAAAGCAAGATCAGCAGCAGTCTTAGGGCTGTTCATAAATACTGTATGCTCAATTACAATAGCATCAACATTTACTATATGATCAAACAGCCCCTTAGACTTTCTGCCAGCATCGATAACCTTTTCATAGATATCTTTGCCCTCAAACTTAATCTTGCCAACCTCTTTTAGATGACCACCATGGAATGTAGCAAAAGCAAGACTATTAGTGCTTGCATCAATAGCACAAATGCGCTCTGGCATAATCTCTACACCCCATTTATTTTTTACCATTTGTAAATCCTTTAATCTCTTTTAGCGCTTTAAGAACATCCTTTGGATTAACATTGCAGTCAAAACAAAGAGCGTCATCGTTATAAATAGATAGGTCCTTGCTACAGTTCTTACACTGACGCACCTTACCCAATCTTTTTTGTCTTCTAGTTACAACATATCTTGCTGCAATCTTTTCTTTAGTTGCTTCTTCCCTACACTCAGGAGAGCAATAAATTTGATAACTTACTGTAGACTCAAAAGTGTGATCACACCATTGACAGTTTTTCATCTAGTGGCTCCAATGGACTAATCTTTATAGTTCCATCGCCAGCCACGTCGCATGCCTTTTTTACAGGACATGTCTTACATATCTTTGAATTGGATCTATAATTTTTAGTTGGCAAGACCTGATCTTCCCAACTCTTACGAACTCGTCTCATCCAATCAAATGCTTGGTCTACCCACCGAACATAGTAATCATTAACTTCTACAGGAAGAATAAGTAGTTCGTGGTTATTTTTATTTTCATAAATAAACACAGCCTTCTTCTTCTTGAGAATCTTCATATAAATAAGCAACTGAATTAGGTGACCAGCCTTTGGTCGTCCTGCTGCTTTCCGATACTCAAATGCTTCGCTCATCATTGTCTTAATTTCACCAAGAAGTTCTTCTCCTTGCCAATTAAGCATTACATCCCCATAGCCAAAAATTGGTGGATCAACATATGTAATCTTAAACTCATCCTCAATAAGAATGCCTGCATCCTTCATTGCCTTCTGAATTCTTCCATGAGATAGCGTTCCTGCCGTCATATTAGCAACGCCATAGGCATCGGAACTATCTTCAAAATCATTTCCATTAAATGCTAGGAACCAATATCGTGCACACTCTCCATGAGAATACGCAATTGTAGAAGGAGCAAATGTTTTCTTTGTTTGAAACTTTGTTCCTCTTGATGCTACATATCCAGCCTCAATTGCCTTCACAAGGCCGTCTGGATCTACTGGATCCACTGCCTTAACTGGTGGTCTTACCATAACTTGCTGCAATAAACTTTTTGTCATTTTAAACTCTTTTCTGTTTTTATAAGTATACCAGAGATTAGCGTGTGATATATTTAAGCGCTGATACTAAGTTGTTAATTGATTCTGCTGCGGTGTAGTACAAGTTCTTCTTGCCACGATCAGACTTATCTACGTTAGCCATCCAAGTTGCCTTAAAAGCCATCTTTGCAGCGATTGCCTGTAGCCTTACTATCTCGATGGTTGCTACCTGTGTTGGAATGTCTGGCTTAATGATTACCTTAGCAATGAATGTCAGTGCTTGTGTAAGTTCTTCATCTTCCATGTACTCTGCAATTTCTGCTAGCCCATTTACCATATCTATTGTTGTTTCATTACTCATTGCTCTCTCTTTTCTATAAACTGAAAAAATATATTTTGTACATATTCGTTATTATTGAAAACTCTATTTGTTCTACCATGCATCTGCTTTGTACCTATAAAGGTTAAAACTGAGTTATCTGTCATTGGATACTCTTGATCTTCTACAGTTACAGGCCAATCAATATTGGCACTGTGCTGATAATCGATAGTATATTTTGTCAATACCCCGCCATCTTTGTGCATATCTAGTTTTGGCACAAAGCCAAAATCTGTACAGTACTTTATTATAATTATATCAAATACCTGTAGTTTGTCAATACCAAAGTAATCTTCTGCAAAACGATTAGTCTTATCTAATAGATTTTGTGGAAAGCCACCAATAGAAACTCCTGTTTTCCAATTATCTTGAATAACACCATAGTACCTACCAAGTTTATCTTCTCTTGTATAGTTATTAGATTTATAAACGACATTATCTATATATTCAGATAACTGCTTATACTCTATATCAGTATAGAAGTTATTAAATACTTGATTGATCTTCATTGTATTGTTTCCATGCAGCCATAGACCTTGGATGTCTTTGAACTTCCTCTGTGTGAGCCTTGCGCTTTTCAGGGAATCTGAATGGGTCAAGCGGATTAATCTGTCCAGTAAATCTATAGTTATCTGTTGGGCAATAGTCCACACTTAAGATCTCCAAGTATTCACCTTCTTTAAATTTTCTTTTTGGTCTCCAGTGAACTTGATTGATTGCTGCAAATACTACTGTTTGACCAGGTTTTAATTTATACCTTACTCCGTCAATAAATATATCCCAATCTATGTTTGAAGAAATATTAGTATTTAATGTAACTAAGTTTTCGTCTCCATCTAGGTGTGGTGGAAGAATTGGATCATTTCCATCACCATATTTTAAGTTGTACTCAATATAGTTGTAATGACATAAGGCAATATCTCCATCGTACAAAGGCTTAGCAATCTTATCTAATTTTTCCTCTATAGATTTTGGCATTTCAAACTCTAGTAATAGCCGTGACATATTCTTGATATGCTTTGGTCTAAACCTTGTCATTGCGTTTGGTTCTTCAGGATCATGTGCTTCATTTGGTCCGTAGGCAATTGGCTTTAACTGCATGCCACGGTTCCACACTTCCCGCAGTGCTTTTATATCTTCATCCGAGTATAAGTTTTCAATATAGAACGGTAGTTCTTTTGTATACTTATCCATGGGAGTTAAAAACTCGTGCATCCTGCCAACTGAGTTAGTTTGTGTCATTGGTAAATCCACCATTTGCATAGAACTGACTCTTATACTTTATTGCTAGAGCATTCATATACTCATTTACTTCTGGAGTCTTTGGTGGCAAAGTTGGGTCTGATAGATGACAAAATAACATTTCAACATATTGATCATCCTCAAAATTCTGTGGCTCTCTCCAGTGTATTTGATGTGTGCCAGAAAATGTTAGTGCTTGATTATTTTTTAGTGTAAACTTTTTATCAGGTGCCACAACCAGTGG